CTCGCCGGTCCCGCCGGTCTGCTCGATGCCGCTCGCGCCAGCCGCCCGGGCCGCCTTGAGTGATGCGTTCGCGGTCACGGCGGCCGTGATGGCTGCTGCGACTGCGTCCCCGTCCGTGGGGTCCAGCCCCTGGACGGAAGTCATGAAGGATTTGCTGTCCAGCAGTTTCGCCGGGTCCGCTCCTGCCGCGGAGGCGGCCTTGAAGATCGCGAGTTCGCGGGCCGTGTCTGCCTTGGCCGTGCGTTCGGCGGCGAGGTCGGCGGCGAGCTTGGCCGGGTCGGGTGCCGGTTCGCCGTCTTTGGTGAGGCCGAGTTTCTGGAGGAGCTCGTTGCGGGCTTCGTCGGCGGCCGTCTTTTTCGCGAGGATCCGGTCGTCACCGTTTTGTTTGCGGAGCTTCTCGATCTCAGCGCGAGCTGCTGCCGGGTCATCCCATACGGCAGGAGCCGGGGGAGGCTCGGTACCGGCGGGGGGCGCTGCGGGCGGCTCGGTCGTGCTGCCGGCGGGGGGAGTAGTCCCTGCCGGAGGCGCTGCGGGCGGCTCGGTACCAGCGGGTGGGGCTGTGCCCGGGTCGGTTTCCATGACCGCGTCGCCGAATGTGGCGTAGTGGTGGGCCATCAGTGCGGTGAGCCCGCCGGGTGCGTAGGGGTCGATGCCGTGGATGGTGCGCTTGCTCATGGTGTCCTCCCGGGACGTTTGTTGTGAGGGGTTGGTTAGAGCCATCCGAGCCGCTGAAACAGCCGCTCAAAATCGCCTGGGGTAACAAGCTCGGGGATGTCCGGGAACAGGTGGAACCCGGCGAGGGTGTAAATGTCGTCGGAGAGTTGGGAGCAGTTTTCGTTCGGCCGCTGGGACAACCATTCGGCGACCCAGCCGTCGACCTTCCGCCCGGTGATCCGCTGCCAGAGAAGGGGGCCGTAGATCGCGAAGTTGTAGGGGCTGCCTTCGTAGTCGTCGGCGGCGTCCCGGATGAGGGTCCGCTGTTCATCAGTCAGGCCGAACCGTGACCAGACGAGGGCCGGGTAGTCGCTGATGAGCCGGTACCGCGCCCCGCCCGGCTCCGCGGAGATGCACTCGGTTTCGGAGATGGCCACGACAACGTGGTGTGTGTGGGAGTTGGTGGCCCACTCGATGGCCTTGCCGATCCAGCCGGTGGAGTGCCGGCGTAACCCGATCTGCCCTGTCAGCATGGCCTCCCCCTTATTTGTTGCCGAGGTTCAGTTGTTCCCGCCTCGTGCGGCGGTTCAGACCCGTCTGGGCGGTGAAAGCGCGGACATTGGCCTGTGCTGCCCTGACGTCCCGGCCAGCGGCGGCACGGTCGGCCGGGCTGAGCGCTGCGGCCTGCACCTGCCGGGCCTGCCTCACGGTCCGTTCCAGTGCCCGGAGCTTCTGCGTGTCCCGGTACTTGGCCTCGTCGTCAGCCGTCCACTGGTTCGGCTTGAGCTGCGTGAACCCGGGGAGGTACGCGGTCAGGGTGTGCTTGCAGTTCGGGTGGAACAGCCCCGCAGCGGTCGCTTCCTCGATCGTCGCCGTCACTGTGAACGTGTGGCCGTCCTCTGTGACCTCACCCGGGGTGTCGGCCAGCACCATGCCCTCCCAGGGCGCGCAGAGCGGGCAGGGGCGGCCTGTTGTGGAGATGGTGAAGTAGTTGATCCCGGCGAGGGTCAGCCGGTCCCTGTGGGAGGCGTTGTAGGCTCTCTGTGTGGCGGTGCGTGTGGCCATCTCGACGTAGGTGGCGAGGTTCCACTCACGGCCGTTCTTATCCGTGAAGCCGGTGACGCCCCTTGAGGTGAGTTCCCGCCAGGCCTGCGCCTGCGCTTCCTGCGGTGTCGCCGCCTGGAAGGACTGGCGGACGATGTCGCGGGCCGGATTGATCTGCACCAACGCCCCCGACGCCACCGCAGCACGGTAGGCATCATCCGAGTAACGGGTGATGCGCTGCGCCGCTGCGGCGAGTCGGCTGCCGAGGTCCTCAGCAATCGCGGCCGAGGCGGTCACGTCATGGGGGAGGATCTTCGAGACGGGTGACGCGGCCCAGTCCTTCACGGACTGTTCCAGCGCCCTGATCTCCCGCGCAGCTGCCGCGTCGCCGTTCCTGACTGCCGTGGCCGCGACCTGTGTGGCCACGGTGTGGACCTTGGCCATAACCTCGTGGGAGGTTTCGAGGGCGAGCCGGTCCAGCCTGCCCCGCAGACTTGAGGCCAAGGCCGGGGTAGCTATCGCAGCCCGGACGAGCACGGCCGAACCAGTCACAAGCCGCGCCTCAGCCGCCGCGAAGACAACCAGGACAGCGGCCGCCATAGTGTCAACCGTTGACGGCAGGCTCTCCTGCTGCTGGGGCTCCGTCACTGGTCAGGCTCCCATCATCAGGGTGGAGGAACATCGGGTCAGGCAGGGCGGCAGGCATTGCGGCTCGCTGCTCCGCCTGGATCCGGTCGACCTCCTCCAACACCTCGTCTTCGTCCCAGTCCGGGTGGACCATGCCGACCGCGATCTGGTCCGAGATGACTCCGGCAGCCTTGAGTGCCTGCACGGTTTGGGCGATCGACAGGGGCGAGTCCTGCACCCCGTCTGGGAACCACACGTCCGGCTGCTGCACAGTCAGGGTCGTGTGGAAGAGTGCCTTGTCGACAGCCAGCAGCTTCTCGACGATCCGGGCGATCGCCGGCCGCCACAGCCTGATCTTCCGGTCACGGGTCAACAGGGAGCGCTGCTGCTTGGACTCAATCTCGGTGGCGGTCTTCACGGGCCCGCCGCCGTCGTAGATCCCGAACGTCTCGGACGAGTACCCGGCGAGGCGGAGGATGTCCTGGACGAGCTCCGCGGAGGTCTCTTTGTGCTCCTGGACGCGGATGTTGAACTGGACCTGCTGGATCTGGTCCTTGAGCGGGGCGTCCCCCGTCGCCAGCATGTTCATGGAGGCGTAGGCTTCCTGCTCCGCGTTGAACGCCGCCCCCTGGCCGGTGCCAACGTTGTCCAGGAGGGATTTGGCGATCATCAGCCTGGCCTTGCCGAGGCGGATGTCACGCATCCACGAGGTGTAGACCTCGTCGAGGGCGTCCATGAGCTGCTCGACCCCGTCAAGGTCACTGCGGCCGAGGTTGCGGCCGTGCTGGTCGGTCCGCCATTTCCGGTTGGGTTTCTGGTTCGGGACGTACTCGATGCACAGGCCATCCGACTCTGAACTGATCATGCCGAACGCGTCCACATGCTGGGCGAGGCCGGCCGTTGCGGGCTGCTCCGTCAGCGGGATGGGGTGGCCGAGTTTGTCTTCCTCGCCCTGGTAGAGGCCGTGGAGGATGACGCCTGTCCCGTCGGCCAGTGTTTCGTGGCGTTCGAGGTGCCGGTACACGTGCTTGTCTTTGCGGGCCACGACCTGCCAGAACGTCACGGCGGTGAGGCGGCCCCAGGTGAATTCGGGGATCGCCTGGTCGGCGTCGACGTGGGTGAGGAACGGCTTGTCGGGGCTGACTGTGTCGTCCCAGGTGACGCGGAGGTACACGCCACCGAGGGCGGCGCCGACCTCTGCGGCTTCGGCGAGCTCGGAATGCAGCCCGTCGTCGCAGAGTGTGTCGAGGCGGGCCTGGGTGGTCTGGTCTTCGACTTTGAGGGTGATCTGGTCCGCGAAGAGCAGGTCCGCGGAGGCTTGGCAGAGTTCGGCGGCGATGGGGACGTGGAGTTTCACGCGCCGGTCGGGGCCGCGGGATTGTTCGCCCCAGAACCAGCGGGTGAGGGCGCGGCCGACGGTGGCACGGAATCCGCCGTGGTCGGAGGCAAAGAAGCCTGTTGCGGAGGGGTCGGCTCCGGTGGCGCCGCCGTAAACGTTGGAGAGTTGGTCGGAGTCGCCGGCGTACCAGGCTGACCAGACACCCATTTGTGGCAGGGTTTTCACCAGTTGTGCTGGTGGCCATGCTTGGGTGGTCTGTGGCAAAGCCATCGGGCACGCCCTTCCTCGTTTGTGTGTGTTGCCAGGCCCCGCCGTGGTGCACCGTGGCGGGGTCCGGCGTTGCTGCGGTCTCACCCAGCCGCAGCGCTGGGGTAACAGGGTTAGACGCGCGGCGGCCAGGACCACTGGCGTTCGCCGTCGCCCTCAGAGACCGAGGTGGCCCAGAAGGTGTCGTTACCGTCGAGGAAGACCTGAAGCTGGATGGAGGACTCCAGAGTGTCACCCCATCTGCGGATGACGATGGCCGGAAAGACATCGCCTGCCGCCACCGAGTTGCCCGAGGTCCGCGTGCTGATGCGCCGGTCCCGGATGATAGCTACATCTGTATCGGAGAGCTTGTAGTGGACGATGCGTCCGATGGTTGCCAGCTGGCTCATGGGTTTCTCCTTATGGGTGTTTGGCGGGTCCGAGTTCGGACCGCCACTGCGATTCAGTCGTGATCAGCGCATAACGCATCGCGTCCAAGCTGTCGTCGTCACGTTTGACGGGGGCGTCCTCGCCACGCTCGGTGGCTTTGACGTCCCACACGTAGTCGGTGATCTCGTCAATGACGCCCTGGCACCGGTCCGACACCAACAGGTGGCCCTGAACCAGCAGGGAGGAGATGACGCCGATGCCGTAGGCGACGTCCTTCCGGGCCCCCTGCGAATACACCCCGGCCAGGCGCAACTCCTCACGGAAGTCAGCCGCCGCACTGTCGACGATGGTCCACTCCGGGACCAGGGCCGTCTGTTCGGGGTGGTGCGGGGCGCGGATCCAGTCCTTGACCGTCTTCGCCTGCTGGGAGGGTGCCTGCCGGACCTCATTCACGGCCACATCAATGCGGAGCTCGTCCATGAGGTACAGGCGCCGGTCGTAGCCGAGGCCGAGCATGATCGCGGCCGTGGCGTGCTGGGTGCCGAAGTCGATGGCCACCGCGAGGCAGCGCATCATCGGCGGCAGACGATCCCAGGGCACCACATGCTTGGTCGGGTCCCACATGTCGTAGACGGCGCCTTCCGCGTTCGTCCAGAGCCCTTTGATCATCCGGTCGTAGAAGACGCCCGTGTAGGACGCCTTCATGTCGGCGATATAGGCCGGGCCCGGGTCGCCGCCTTCGAAGTACTGGGGGTTGTCGTCCATGGTGAAGTGGAAGACCGTCATGTTCTTCGTGGCGGCGTTCAGGATCCACTCAAGCCGGAGCCAGTGGCGGGTGCTGCCCGGGTTGGTCGTGGCGAGCAGTCGGGCGCCGGCGACGCGGAGGCGGGAGACGAGCATCTCCCAGAACCCGGGCGGCAACAGCGTCGCTTCGTCGACATACGCGAGTTCGACGGTGGAGCCGCGGATCTTCTCCTCAGAGCGGGAGTCGTTCGCGCCGACGAGGTGGACTTCCTTGCCGAGGATGATCGCGGTCCCGGAACCCTTGGTGTGGATGACCTGGGCGGCGAGTTCCCCGAACAGGCGGTCGTCCATCAGCGGGGCGAGGATGTTTCGTTCGATGGTCTGCAGCGTTTTGCCGACGATGATGATCAGGCCGGCGCCCTTGGTCAGGCGGACGGCGAACAGGAACGCAAACAGGGACGCGATGGTCTTGCCGGCGGAGACGGCGCCGACCCAGAGGGCGATCTTCGCCCTGGTCGACTCGACCACCGAGCTGATCTGCTTCGAGGACAGTGGGGGCGGGGTCACTTCCCGGCCTCGTAGGCTTCGATGAATCCGGCCATGAGCTTGTCGACGACGGATTCGGCCGCGGTGGTGGGGCCGGTGGTGGTGGCGTCGATCGCTTCGAGTTTGACGACGCGGTCGAGGGCGATGCCGACGGCGGACATGATGTTCTTTTTGTCGACGAAGAGGGGTTCGTTGAGGGTGGTTTCGTTGAGGGTGTTGTCTTTGCCGCCGAAGTTGACGAGGCGTGCGGGTTCCCAGAGTTGTTTGCGGAGCTTCTCGGCGTCGCCCATGAGGTCCGCCATGATTTGTTGGCGGCGGTCTTTGAGGTCGATGACGCGGGCGGCGACGGCTGCTCTGGTCGCGGTGCGGTCGAAGTCGAGGCCGGCGGCGCGGCAGATGTTGGTGACGGTTCCTGCGGAGACGCCGGCTTCTTTGGCTATGGCGTTGCGGGAGTGGCCTTTGGCGTGGAGGTCTTTGACGAGTTGGCGGGTGGTTTCGGGGATTGGTGTGGCCACAAACTCATCACCTCTTCAGTCTGCTTTGATGTACCGCTGCTGGTAGGGGTGTTGGCGGGGCGTGCCGGCAGGTCAGTTCATGTCAAGGGCGAAGGAGACCCCCGGTGGAAGCCCTCGAACCGCCTTCACCAGTTTGCAAGCGTGATCTTTTGGGGGCTGGTGTTGACCGGCGCCCCGCCAAGTTGTGGGTGAATGTGTCCTGGCATGGGTGAAGCCCCGACCTCATGGGGGTGGTCGGGGCTTCATGTTTGCCACTTCTGCACTCTGAAACCAAACTACCCTAAAAGTGCGGTAATTGGTACTCGTTGCACGTTGTTCAGCTGACGCGTCGCGGCCGGCGTCTTGCTGCCATGCGCTGGGCGACGGCGTAGACGTCCGCGACCCGGTACACCACACGCCGGCTCTTGAGGTCACAGACCGGCGTCACGTGCTCCAACGCCGCCCAGTTCTCCAGATGCTTGACCGTGATGTGGACGCCCTGGGAGGCCAACGCTTTGACCACCACCCGGGCGGGGGCGAGGACATTCCATGCGGTGCTGATCTTCTCCGCCCGCCGGCCCCGCACATCCCACGTCGTCCCGCACACCTCGCAATGGACGGACGAGTCACCCTCGGGCACGAAGAGCTCCTGCTCACACGTGATGCCCTCGAACACGGTCCCGCACGCGCCCAGGTGGATCAGCTCCTTCGGCAGGTCAACGATGTCGGTCGCGGCGTGCATGGCGCCCTCCAGCTGCTCCAAGTACCCCGGCCCCCACTCCTGCCCACCGATCATGACCGCCTGCGACGGCTGCCACGACCCCGCCGCCAACGCCAGCTGCACCGCAGCGTCAACAGCGACCATGTTCACCGGCAACGGCTTCTCGGTCGTACCGCGGACCCGGGGCCCGGCGCGGACCACACGGTCCTGACGGGCCGCCGTCACCGCCAGATCCCGGAGCATCCCATCAACACGGCCCAGGAGCCCCCGCAGCGTCCCCACACAGACCACGCACAGGAACCCATCCTTGACGATCCTCGAGCAGCGGCAATCACGCATCGACGGCACCCTCCTGCGCACATGACCGCCCCTGACTGGTCACCGCGCCGGTCAAAGCATTGGGGGCGAACACGATGACCTGTGGAGGGTCGTTGCCTTCGGCTTCGGCTGCGAGGGTGAACAGCTTTGTGGCGATGATTCGGGCTTTGTTGGGGGTGAGTTCGATGTACTGGTCGTCGGGGAGGCTGATGAAGATCATGCCGGCGACTTGGGTGATGGTCGTTTTGAAGGTTTCTCGGTTGTCGTTCATGCTGCTGTCCTTTCGGGGAGGCTGATTTTTGCCAGGGCGTCGAGGTGGGTTTTGGGGAGGGATGCTTCGAGTGGGTTTCCGGTGAGGCGGCAGCCGATGGCCATGAAGATGACGGCGTCGGCGATGTCGTTGCCGGTGATGCCGAGGTCTGGGTATCGGGTGATGGCTGCGGCGAGGATGTTGTCTTTGTCGCAGCCTTTGCCGCCGCCTTTGCCGACGGCGTATTTCATGCGTTGGGATGGGGTGACGGGGATGATGGTGCAGCCGTGGTCGGTGAGTGTGCGGAAGAGGGACCACCATAGGCCTGAGCGGTCGTGTTGGGCGCCGCCGACGGATCCGTAGGAGGGTGCTTCCATGATGACGGTGGCGTCGTTGGGGATGACGTCGATGGTTTGGGCGACGATCCAGGCGAGGCGTAGGGCGCGGTCGTCCCAGGTGGCGTCTTTTTTGCCGGTTGAGCGGATTCGGTGGGTGCGGATGTCGTTGGCGTCCCGGTGGACTGCGATGCCGGTGGAGGTGAGTGATGGGTCGAGTCCGACGATGGTGGTCATGGGTTCTCCTGGTGTGGGTTGGTCGGGTTCGTCGATGATGATGGGCCTGCTGGAGGTCGGGATTGTGAACCTCATGGTGTTGCCGTGGTGGCGAAGGTTTGGGGTGTGAGGCCGTCCCAGGGGCAGGTGGGGTTGATGCCGCGGCGGTGGCCGTTGCTGCTGCGTGGGCAGGTGCAGTCGGCGCTGGATGTC